TGTAGTAGGTACTGTAGGTTTACAAGGTTCAAATCGTGTAGTATTCGGTCCTGCTAAGCAAATCGTTGCTGGTACTGACTTGATGAGTGACTTCACTGAATTCCAGTTGTGGTACGATATCAACACTGATACCTTACGTCACCGTATTTCTACCAAATTAGGTGTTAACATCGCTTACCCTGAGTTCTGGGTATCTAACGATTTAGCCTAATCATTTGTTCAACAATTTAAAATCAGAAAGATAAAATATTATGGCTACAATTTGTGACGTAACAAAAGGCTTCCAATTAGGATGCCGCGACAATACAGGTGGTTTAAAAGCTATTTACATCTTGTCTGGTTCTATTTCGACTATCAATACTGACACTTCAGGAAGTATTGCTATTAATGATAACTTTGGTACTATTACTGGTATCACAGGTTCAGGTGTGTTCTACCAATTCCAATTATTTAGACAAACATCTAACTATGGTGAAGAATTAGTAGCTACTCCTGAAAACGGTACTATTGTTTATAATCAAACAATTAATGCCGTATTCTTTAAGATGCAGCAGTCGTTAAGAAACCAAATAAGAGTACTAGCCCAAAATCCTAACTTAAAAATCATCATCGAAACCCAAAACGGAACTTCAGATGGTGAAGCACGTTGGTTCTTAATGGGCCAAGTTAATGGAGCTCAGTTGTTGAGTGGTACCTCAAATACAGGTACAGCATTCAGCGATTTGAACGGCTATAACTTGGTATTCTCAGGAAACGAACCAAACCCAGCAAGTGAGGTAAATGGTACAGCTACTACATTCAGTGGTTCATTGAGTGGTATTACTATTCAAACTTACGCTTAATTCTAAACAATAAACCAAAATGGGGGGTTACGCTTGGTGCGTGCCCCCCTATTTGGTTGAAAAGTAAAATATGCTTCAGTTAACGGTATCCCAATCGATCAATACCAATGCTGTTTACCCAACAGTAACAGCAACTAATGGTATAACACAAGTATTGCTTGACTTTACTCAATCATATGACTTTTCTAAAAAGGTTAATGTGATAGGTACTTTAGCAAATGTACCAAGTGCTACAAATCCTTGGTTAGTAATACAATTAAGTGGTTCAGTACTTCCTACAGCATCAGGTCAATATGATGTTAGTATATTTGAATTTACTCAATCTGGTACTACATTAACTTGGAGTACACAAAATACTATTTGGAATCAAACTAGTGTTACATGGGCAGGAGCAGGTGCTTTTACTAAAACTAAGTTCTTATCAACTGAACGTGCCTTTATTTCTGGATCGAATGAACATACTATAACACAATATTTATTACCATCAAATGGTGGAACATATACCACCTATAATCAGCCGTAAAATGAGTAAAAATCAAAAATATACATTTAAAACTATCCCACGTGTAAATGCCACTAACAAACGACTTAGTTTAGTTGAGCGTAAAGACCAATTTTACATTAGTTTTGGTAGTGATAATGGGTTTCCAAATAGACTAATCGACTTGATGAATTACTCATCAATTCATGGTACTTGTGTAAATGCAACCGTTGAAGCAATTGTTGGTAATGGTTTAACAAGTGATAGACCAGAAACATTAGATTTCGCAAACTACGAAAACGAATCGTGGAACGATATATTTAAAAAAGTAGCTAAAGACTTAAAATTATTTGGTGGATTTGCTTTAGAGATAATTTGGTCTAAAGACAGAACTAGAATTGCTGAAGTATATCATATTGATTTCAGTTATTTAAGAGCTAAAGAAAAGAATTTACGTGGTAAAGTACCAGGATACTATATCTGGGATGAATGGAATGGTATTAATTCTTTCGTTAATCAATCATTAGAAGATATTCCATTTTTACCCTCATATAACCCAAACAACAAATTAGAAGAACCTAATCAGCTATATGTGTATTATGCTTACCGCCCAGGTATGAAATATTATCCATTACCTGATTATGTTGGTGCTTTAAAAGTAATAGAATTAGATGCTCAAGTTGATAATTTCCACCTTAACAATATTAGTAACGGTGCTGTTCCCTCTTTGGCTATTACTACGTTTACTAACGCCAACGAAGAAGAAAGAGAAGCAATCGAAATAATGCTTCGTAATCAATATGGTGGAACAGAAAACGCTGGTTCATTAATTTATATGGATGTTGATTCTCCAGAAAATGCTCCCCTTATTACACCTATTCAATCAAATGGTACTGACGTTTATTATACAACTATAAACGAGTTAGTAACACAAAAGATATTAACTGCTCACCGCATTACATCACCTGAAATTTTTGGTATTATGACTCCAGGAAAATTAGGCGGTAAAGATGAGGTAGCAAACGCCTATTTATTATTTGTAAACACAGTAGTTAAACCATTCCAACAAGCAATTTTAGATTGTTTTGATGAAATTTTTAAAATTAACTATGGTAACGATTATATCTTAGGTGTAGAACAACTTAAATTATACTCAGACGGTAAAGAAGAAGTAGACGTAGTTACTGGTACCGAATCTGAAGTAGGAGAGGATAATATACTTGAGGCACAAATCGAACGTGCTGATAGAGTTAATGATCCTAATATTAACCAAGCAGGCCAAGAACAACCAATAAACTAAGACTATGACCGACGTATTCATAATTTCAGAGGAAAATTTAAGACAATTTACTGATATCAACAATAATGTTGACTCTAAATTGTTAAAAAATGCAGTGCGCGAGGCGCAGGATATAGAAATCCAACGTATACTCGGTACTAAATTATATGATAAAATACTTGATGATATTAAAAATAACACTTTAACTGGTGATTATCAAACATTAGTATTAGATTGGGTACAAAATGCCCTATTATATGCTGCTTACTATTATTCATTAGAGGACATTTATATGCGTCCTCGTAACAATGGTTTGTTATCACCTACAGGTGGGGAAAATAGCGAGAAAGTAGATGGCACATACTATAACAGAAAAAGACAATCTGTTGAAAACAAAAAACAATTTTACGAAGAGCGTTTAACTAACTATTTGATTCAGAAACAAGGTAATTTCCCTGAATTGAATGGTAACGTTGAACTTCAACAAATGTATCCTGATTTTGGAATACAATACAAATCACCAATTGTAATGCGTAGAAATGGTAGGGGCTACCATGCAGGACAAGCTAGAGAATGTGGATTACCAATCTATGATTCTCGTTATCCTCAGTTCCCACAATATCCTTATAAGTCTTACAAAAACAATGTATCTAATTTTTAATATATAATGGGAAGAAATTTAACTAACCTTTACATCAGTGAATCATTTCAACACTTAGTACAAATAAGTGGAAGTGAATTACAGACTGGTTTAGGAACGGTATTATCAGGTAGCTTAGCAATTACCTCATCACAGGCTATTTCAGCATCATTTGCTGACACCGCATTTAGCGCATCATATGCTTTAAACGCTACTAATGCTACAAGCGCAACCAGTGCTTCATTTGCTACAACAGCTTTGACAGCCACTAGTGCTACTAGCGCCTCTTATGCATTGAATGCTACAAATGCTGCTACCGCAACTAGCTCATCATACGCATTAAGTTCTTCGTTCGCTCTTACCGCATCGTTTGCGCTTAACGCGCAGGCCTCTGTTGATACGGGCAGTTTGATGAGGACCGGATCGGTAAGCGCAAATACGCTAACTTTTACAAAGGGAGATGGTTCAACATTTAATTTAACAGTAAACACTGGTTCCGCAGTATCTGTATCTACAGGTAGTTTAATGACCACAGGTAGTGTTAGTGGAAATGTACTTACATTTACTAAAGGTGATGCAACAACATTCAACTTAACAGTAGCAACTGGATCGGCGGTAGCAGCATTTCCATTTACTGGATCAGCTGGTATTTCAGGTTCTCTTATACTCACAGGTTCAATTAGTGTAACTGGTTCAGTAGGTGGTAATTTGATTGGAAACAATACAGATACTTTTACATCTTCAGCAGCAGTACAACAAATAGTAACATTAACACAAGCTCAATACAATGCAATTGGTTCACCAGATGCAAATACATTTTATATAATTTCAGGATCAACAGTTGATTATAATACATTTGCCACTACTGGTTCAAATATATTCAATGGTAGCCAAATTGTTA